CGACTCATGTTGAGTCCGCTCGTCGTCTGGTACACACCGCTTGTATCCACCCATACCAAAGCCGACCCCATGCGGCACTTTGCGTTAGGCCCAACACAGCCCACCGTGTCGCTCACACGGGTAATCCTGCCGGCTGAAGCTAGGTCACCAACGGAAGGCTGGTACAACCATGTCTCATTGGCTGTAAATATCATCAGGTTTGAGTTGTGCTCAGCCACCGCTGTGATGCCTTCTTCAGAAGGCACCTGCACGAAGTTGTCGCCTACAATGGCATTGGGGTAGAACGGGTCCGAGAAGAAGACCGTGTTACCCTCCGCGTAAACCATGCGCCCGGACACCACTGCAATGTCCACAGCGTTAGGCATGTCTGCGGTTCTGAAGTAAGCGTAGGCATCTGTGTTGATGCCGGGGCTAAGCACCACAGGTGTTATCATGCTCGACTCACCATAGGGCAGGGCATAGTCGCGCAGGTTGAACTTATCTATGAAAGTCTTGCGGGTGCCATTGAATGACGACGGGAGATAGGCCCACGTGCCGGTGTGCTTATTACCGAAGTAGAGGATGTCAGCGAACTCTTTGAAATAAAAGAACTCATCCTCTGCCTGGACCCACGCCTCGTAGGACTCGCTCTTGCATGTTTGGTATTGGGGCAAGAGGTCGTCAAGGTTGGTTGGAGAGACTGCGATTGTTGCGCGCCCACCAAGGGCTGTGGGGACCTCATCATTGTAGCTTGACGCCACAGCGGTCTGGCTAGTGTGCGGGTACAGTGGCACTTCAAAGCGTTCGTTGGTGGTCAGGTCGTACACGCTGGCTATGTATATGCTTTTAAGCGCAGAGTAAGAAAACGCTAGGTTGGGGCCACCTGCGGTAGAAGACTGCACGTTTGCAAGGAAGACAGACAGCATTTGCAGGTTGCCAAAGCTTGTCTTGATGAGATGCGATCCAAGGTGCTTGGTGAAGCCCCACTCACCATTAGACACGGCATTGGCACTGCCGCTGAAAATGGCAGACATCTCAGTGTCGAACTGGGTGACCTGACCAAAACCCTCTCGCACTTGCCAGCAGTTGTTGCTGAACAGCATGTTCAAAGCGAACGACCCTGGTGTAGGTGCGTTCGCCTGGATGCCGTCTCGGAGGACCTGTACCTCTTGAGCCTTGGTAGCCATTAGCTGTACCAGGGTACGGTTTGGATGTAGTCGTAGCCGTCGTAAGCCCTAGCTTGCAGGTATTCCCTGAACTCAGACATGCGCGTAGCAGCCTGCCTCAGGATCGGTTCGCTCTCAGCGCCATCCACAATAGCGTACTGGCGGTAAGCCAGCAGGGCGATGAGGTCGTGGAACGGAGTTAGATTGTCGATGAAGTTTGCGTTTCCATCAGTCCAGTTGACAGTAGACTCTGGAACGTAGTTGACCTCGTAAGTCCCTGTGAGCCGAGTGCTGAACCTAAGGATGGTGTTGGCTAGGTAGTAGCTGCAAGGCACAACGTCTAGCGCCTGCTCGTTGCTCACCGCCTCAAGCCTCTCTGATATCCGTCCTTCAGAGTTACGCTTCACGATGGTGTTAAGCCTGACCATGCGGCCAGGGCTTGCGACTGCGTCAGCGCCCAAGAGCTTGGGGTCAACATTGGCTAGGTCGTGGCTAATCGCATTGGATAATGTGATGTTCTGTGTGGTGTTGTAAATGACCGGGTTTATGTCGCACACCATGTTGCGGAACTCACGGTAGCCATCGGCTAGGTAGGTTGACACGTCCGAGTCAGACACAAAGGTCTGGTCAGGCTCGTCAATATACTGACGGAACTTGACTATGAGTTCTGCCGTCGTCATCCGATACCCCCGAATACCGGGCTAATAAGCGCCTCTTGGCCTCGCGCGGTGTTAGACTGTGCAGCCTCCATCGCATCCTGCTGCTGTGCCATTCCGACCGCAGCCTCGGCCATCTGCCCTTGGGTCTCAGGCGACTGTGCCGCCAAGATGCTCTGAACTGTCTGCGCTTGGCTTGGGGATGGCAGTTGGCGTGGGAACACCTTCTGCATCGTCTCAGCCTTAACAAACTCCTCAGTGGTCGCCATGGGGTTGCTTAGGGCAACCACCACGTCTCTGATGTACAACTGACGCTCCTCGGGTAGGGCGTAGAAATCGTCAGTATGTACGAAGTCAGCGAAGACCTTGAGCATCGACTTGATGTCATCGGACTGGAAGATCTCAATCTCGAAGCCTTGCTTGGTCGCCTCAAGCAACTTCTTAGCGTGAGACAGACCCTGAACCTTCTCAGTGATGTAGGCGTTACCAGTGCGGAAGGAAAGCTCCTGCATCGCTGTCTCTGGGTCAATCAACCCAGCCTGGAACAACTCCATCACGTGCTGATCACGGTCGCGAGCATCGAAGCGGAAGGCGCTACCCGCCTCGATAAACACCTCTGGGTTGTCCACGATGTTCTCTGAACTAATCGCCTGGTAAAGCACCCGACCCGTCTGGTCGAGCATGCGCACCATCTTGGACTCAGTGTAGTGAGCCTTCATCAACTCAAGCACAACCTTGGCCATCTCTCGGATAGCGCGCTCCACGTTGGTCTGAGTCTCCTGAAGCTGTGACGTATCCCGCTCAGCCAAGACCTGCATGGCCTTACCAGAACTAACGCCAACAGCGCGCTTACCAAGGCTCACCGAGTGGATGCCTGCCACGTCGTGCATCTCTGCCTGCGTCCGGGTAATGCTGTCCAAAACATACCCAGGCAGAGGGACTGGCTGAATCTGAGAAGGAGGACCACCAGCAGGGTTGAAGTAAATCTTCTCGCCTGGGCGGTTGGTCATCGACGAAGTGTTGACGCCTGCTGTCTTAGGGATGGCCCACTTGGGGTTACCCATGAGCTTGACGTTATGCACAACCTGGGTGCGCTGCTCGTTGTAAAGACGCTGTAGGTCCAAGAGAGGCTGCATCAGGCCGATGCCCCACAGTCGCCCAGGCACCTCTGTGTAGCGGATAACCTGCACCGGGAAAGTCTTGGTCTTCCATGTGCCCTTGTACAGGTACACATCGTTAGACAGGATGGCGTGGCGGCCATCCCTCCAGTAAACCTCCATCAGTTCTACGCGGTCATCAGGCACAGTGTGCAACTCGTAGTCCAAGCCTGAGTCGTCACTGTTGCCCCCGGAGTAGGACATATCGTCCACCTTATCCGGGTATGCAGCCTCAACATCCTCTTTGACGTGGTAGCTGCGGATAGCTATCCACTGCGAGTCGCGAGGGTTTGTGACCTTGTCCTCAAAGAAAAGGTCATATGGGCTGATGGGCTCACTGTGGATGACGTCATCATCAGCGTCGTAATAAGTGTGCATTGCAGTGGTCCCAGTCACCAACAACCACTGCAATGCGGTATGCACCTTGTCTTGGACGTCCTCGCGCGTCCAGTAATAGCGCAGTGCAATCTCAGAACTCTTCGCCTTGATGATGTCGTCGTTAGAAGGCGATGCGGGTATGACCGCGATAGAGGGGTAGCTCAGCGTAAGCCGAGCCATGATGTTTCGGTAGATGTTGAGCAGCAGGTTGACCGTCTGTCGCTGGCTACCATCGGGCCTAGCGCGCTGGTTGATGAGGTACGCTGCCCTATCTCGATCAAAGTTAAGCCACTGGCGCCCTTCGAGGAACATCGTGCAGAGGTCCCACATGCGCCCGTAAGTGGTCTTGTCGCTGCGGGAAGCCTCAATCTGGCTGCCCATGTTGTCTGGGTATTCCGGCATTAAAAGGCTCCGCGACTACCGATCCCTGACTGGAAGGTGTAATCATACCGGGGGCTTTCGAGCAATGGCGAGGCAAGCCTCATATTGCCAAGCGACTGCTGAGCCGCATACTGCCGAGGGGACAGCATGCCCGAATCAGCCGTAGGTTGCTGTGCGTAAGCGCCAAGTGCGCCAAGGCCTCCAGAGATGATGCCGTCCAAGATTAACTGACCAGGGGTGGGGCCCTGACGGGGCTCCTCCTGAGCAGGTTGAAATCGCTGACCACCCATCAGGGGGGGAGCCATGGGCAAGGGCTCCCTTGGTTTTGATTTAAAAAGGGAAAACAAACCACCCAAAAGACTAGGTGCCCCTGCTATCAATCCCGCTGTTATTGGATCCATACAACACCTCAAATATCTCAGAAGGAGTGGGGTCAACCGAAGCGGGGTTCAGGAGGTGGTCAGATTCCGCCTCCTTTACCCGCCTCAGCGTGGCCAGAAACCTAGCCAACTGTACCTCCACAAACACCCCACCTGCAAGGAGGAGGACAAGTAGAATGTCGTGGAGAACAGCCATCATGGGCTAGCTAAACTTAAGCCCGGTCAAGATGCCATTGGCATTGGGTCGACAGCAGTAGTGGTTGTAGTACCACTTGTAGAAGCCCTCGAAGCTATCCTTGTTTTGGACGCGAGAAAGCACCGAACCATCAAGGTCAGCAAACTTCCCGTCCTCAAGTACCGCAAGCTTCCAATCCTTTGTGTTGAGGAAAAGCATCAACCCTCGGCCAACGTGACGAGCCGCCTTGATCGGGATGCCGCCATAAGAAAGACCAAGGAAACCAGCGTCGCCCTGACCAGCCGCACCTGTGCGTGTAATCTGAAGGTTCTCCTGGCAAAGGTGGATATACTTAGCCCGGTCAAACGGATTCATCATGATGATGTTTGGCTCCATGCCGCTAAGAGAGGTAATGCTGTCAATAACCTCCTGCATGCGCGAAAGCGTCAGATCAATCGCAACCTCCTTTCCAGTCTCCGACATGGTCATAATGACAGACTGAAGGGGTGTCGCATCGCCTGCCGCCTGACCACGGTCAACGCCAAAGTGAAGCTCAGAGGCCAGGTTGCCGTAAATGCCAACAGGCTCTGTCTCAAGGGCAGCCTTGGGGGCTGCCTCACTGATAACAACAGCTGCGGCAAACCCACTTGTCACCTCATGAGTTCCGCCAGCCTCAGTGTCCAACTCGGTGGTGAAGTCAATCTTTCCAAGTGCCGACTGAGCCAAAAACGTATCTGATTCAATCGTCTTGTTAGCCACAACTTCGTAGCAGGTCGTCGCCGCTGGCTGGAGGGTTTGATTAGCGCAGTTAATAATCTGCACATCAACGTCCGCAGGCGCGTCAGGAAAACCCAATGCAGTGGCAAGCTTATCGAAGTCACCACGGAACTCCCACCCAGTGGTCTTCTTGTCCTTCTCGTTCAAGAAGCCAGCAACGATTCCTCCGCTTACCGCAGTCTTGTCTGCGGTGTTTCGGATGTCCTCTTTCAGCTTGTCCATCTCAAGCTCAAGAGCCCCGATGAAGCTGGCGGTGCCACCCTTTGCTGCTGCTGCAATCGCAGGACCCGTGACCTCAAACCGACCATAGAGGTAGGCTGCGCTAAAGGTAAGTCGTTTAGTATCCTGCGAACCAGCGGCCTTAAGGCCAGCGTCCTCTGCCCTAAACGCAACACCGGAGTTTCGCCCGATGTGGACAGGGACAACGCCCCGCTTGCCTGCCCAGGAGATCTTGGCCTTCTCGAACATTTCGAGAACCATGACCTCATTATTGAGCTGCTCCTGAAGGGGCCCAATGTAAAAATCCTTAAGAATATTATCCAAGTGGCCAATCGTGACCGGTGTTACGATACCCATTTTCCGTTACTCCCTAACCAAAGAGGTTGATGTCGCCATTTTCTATGGCCTTAAAGAGGGCCTCTGTGCCCTCCTTGATCGTCCCGTAAGACTTGCGGTCAGCGGTTCGGGCAACACTTGATGCTCCCGTCCCTGCACGCTTTGGGCGTGAAGGAACACCTGACGACGCCTCGGTAGCTTTGGTCTCGGCCTCTGCAACAGATGCACCGGGGTTCTTCTCAAGATACCGAGCAATCGCCTCTTCTTCGCGCTTAGCGACCCACGTCGTGTACTGCTCTGCCACATTATCTAAGTCTACATTCGGATCACGCTGTACGGCACTGTAGAGAACTTGCTGAAGGTCTGTAGTGAGGCTCTTGTCATACTTGTCAGTGACATCGGCGACCTCTTGCCGAAGACGAACACGCTCAGCGTGGACCTCCTGCTGGTGCAGGCGAGCCTCCATCATGGCGATCTTATCCTTCACTTCCTTGGGAAGGTCTGGGTTGCCATTCAGTAGCCTATCGAGTTCGTCGGAGACCTCTGCTTCATTCTCTACCGGCTTGGCTGGTTGCAGGTTCCGCATCATCGCAACTTCGTTGCGCATTGCCTCTACCTGCTGTCTGAACAGCTGGGCCTGCGCAGCAGCATCCTCGGCCTCGCCTCGGTACTTGTTACGCGCTTCCAGTACGTTCTTAAACCGCTTATACGGTACGCGGTGGCCCGGTGGCAAAGAGTCGTCCTCGTCAGCGCCGCTGTCTGACTTAGCCTCTGTCTTCGCCTCGCTCTCGCCGGTTTGGGCCTCTACCTCATTCTGATCAGCCGGCACTTCCGGTGTCTCAGGCTGGGCTTCAGCCACCTCTTCGGCTGCGGGTGCAGCCTCGACCTCTGGTTTCACGTCCTCGGTCACGGACGCAGGTTCACTCTGCCCGGAGAATCCAAGCTCCAGCTTCTCAGTTAGCTCCTGTGCTTTCTCTTCGCTTAGCAAACCCATCTCTAGCTCCTTTTAACGCCGTGGAATCTTGGCGGGGTTGACGCGCTTTTGCGCGAGTTCATTTTGAGAGAGAATGTCTAATGATTCTTCATCACTAGCTACCCACTCTTCTTGGAAGACCTTACCCGTTGCGCGCTCATATGCCAAGAGTTCGCGCAAACTGGTAGGTCTAGTTGACAACTTTTCCTGCTTAACGGCGTCTATCTGGCCCACTCCAGCCAACGCCAGAGCCCACGCAAACACCATGTCGTCGTGCTTTCCGCTGTCTGCCTGGGGCTTGCCACCCTTGCCGTAAACAAAAGTGTTCATCTCTGCTTTCATGCGGTCATCGTTAACAACCAAGCTACCAGCAGACAAAGCCTTATGCAGGTTGGCTAGGATGACGGGGCGAGTGGCGACGGTGGTCACGG